CTAAATCAAAAATTCTTAAAGGACAAATTGCACCTACATTACTAGCATCAAGAATTTGTTCAAAAATTAAATAAGAGGCAAGCGTGAAAAAACTAGTTTTATTGACACTCGCATTGAGTCATATGGCGTGGGGACAAGGATCACTGAATCTGAATATTCCTCAATCGTCTCAAACTCATGCTACCGATAAAATTAGAGCGGGTAACGTTGATTGCCAGAATGCGATAGGTTCATCTACGAATCTAGAGTTTGGAGTAGTTGGTATCATTGAACAAGATGATAATGGTTATAGTCCCCAAATTCAAACACACGATGATCAAGAGTATCGAGACGTAGGAGTATATGCTCGCATAAATATTCCTATCGGTGGTCCAAGAGAACGCATCAACTGTAACACTCTGTATCAGTTGGAGCTAACGAAGAAACGTCTAGAAGTAGAGAAGCTACAGCGTGAGGTTATGCAATTACGTTCACTTCAATTTACAGACGATGTTGAGGAAAAATAAAAATGGCAGAATTTGAAATTGCAGGGATGACATTTAAAGGTGGAAAGATGGCGGTAATATTGACTGCCCTTTCTACGCTAGGTGGTGCTAGCTGGGCTGGCTTCGAGTTTTACAAAGATTACATGGATATGAAAGAGATTGTGCAAAATATCGATGTAGACGCTATCGAGGCACGAAATACTCAGATAGAACAGAAACTAGATGATGCTATTGAGTATACACGAGATATCAAGTCCGGACTACGAGACGATATTCTGAGTATTGAGAAACAAGCAGATCGTGTTGAAGATAAAGCTCGAAATATGGAAGAAAAAGTACGAGACATGATTGATAAAGCAAGTGAGCGCTTTGAGACCAGACGAGATTCTTTAATCAAGGATAACAATAGAGAGCTGAAGGATCTAGAAAAACGACTTACAGATAAGTTGCAAAAAGCCCTTGATAACCCACTTGCAGATTAACCTGAGAAAAATATCTCTTGACAATATAACCCTAACTTAGTATAATACGAGACATGGCAAAAGAACTCACTACAATCTCCCCAGAAGGACTGGAGATAGCAAATAGTTATCTACAGTTCGGCAATATTCGCGGTGTTTGCGACTACCTTCAGGTACCCGAACAACAAGTAGTTGAAGTCCTTAATAAGCGTGAAGTAAAAAAGTATATCGATACTGTTTATCTGGATATGGGCTATCGCAATAAAAATAATATTGCTACTGTATTAGATGAAATGATTGCGTCAAAGTTAGATGAAGCCCAGGAATCTGGAATGTACTCTAGCAAAGATTTGGCAGACTTATTACAAATGGCTCATAAGATGCGTATGGATGAAATAAAAGCCCAAGCAGATTTAGCAAAAGCCGAGAGCAGCAACATAAAGAACCAAACAAATGTACAGATTAATGAAGCTGTCCCATTTGGACAGGGAAATTATGGTAAGCTGATGGAGAAACTTCTCAAAGATGGAAACGAATGAAAAAGTAACAGATCTTGAAAAGGGTCTCTATGCTCACGAAGTAATGTGTGAAGAACGCTGGAAAACTTGTTTTTCACGTCTAGAAGATGTTGAGACGTCTCTTAATAGAATAGAGACTCGTATGGTTCGTATAGGCGGAACAGTAATCATGTTCCTGGCAGGTGTTATTATTACTTTAGTCACCCAGATAGGATAAAATTATGCACTGTGCAAGTAAAGGAAAAAAGCGCAAAAAGAAAAAGGGCGGTAAAAAACGTAGGGGCTACTAATGAGATACAAGACGAAAAAAGCAGCAAGAGCTGCAGCAAGACGTCTAGGTCTCAAAGGTATTCACTCTCATGGTAGAGGAAAAAATAAAATCTACATGGCAGGCAGTACTCATAAAGCATATGAGAACGCCAAGAAGCGTAGGAGAAAGTAATGGCAGTTCGTAAAAAGAAAAGAAAAGCTGCAAAGAAAAAGCCTGTTCCTACAAATAAAAGACTATATGCCACTGTTAAAGCAGCCACAAAAAGAAAGTTTAAGGTATATCCTTCAGCATACGCAAATGCGTTCCTAGTAAAAGAATACAAAAGACGTGGTGGTAAGTATCGTATGGGGAGAAAATAATGGCTAAACCTCGAGGTGGGCTTACAAAATGGTTCAAAGAAAAGTGGGTAGATATTTCAAGACCTAAAAAAGGTGGCGGATATAAGACTTGCGGAAGAAAGAAAGCAAAAGGAAAAGGGTATCCTAAATGTGTACCAGCATCCAAGGCAGCCAGGATGACAACCAAACAGAAAAAATCAGCTATTCGTAGAAAACGAGCAGCCGGTAATCCTGGAGGCAAGCCACGAATGGTAAGTACATTCGTGAAACGGAGAAAAAGCAGTGGCCGCAAAAAGAAAAAGAGGTAAGAAAAAAGATTCTCGTCTTACACGAGCAAAAGTAAAAGGATATAATAAGCCTCGTCGAACTCCAGGACACCCGAAGAAGTCCCACATAGTTGTGGCAAAAGCGGGGAGTAAAGTTAAAACTATTCGCTTCGGTCAGCAGGGAGCTAAAACGGCAGGGAAGCCGAAGGCCGGGGAGTCAGCAGCAATGAAAAAGAAACGCGCATCTTTCAAAGCAAGACATAGAAAGAATATCGCAAAAGGTAAGATGTCAGCAGCTTACTGGGCGGATAAAGTAAAATGGTAGATTTTGAAAAAACAGTAGAACTACATAATACAGGAGGACACTACTCTAGATTTCATCCTGTACACAAGTTTGGTTTTAATCCTGCACTTGCATCTAATGGGTACGAAAGTATTTGGACGGAAGGAGGTTTGTATCCTTGGTCGGCATTTGATGGTAATGCAAAAGCTATATTTGTAAAGAGCACCGATAATGGAGATACTGGAGAACTAACTGTAGAAGGTTTGGATGGAAACTACAATAAGCTGGTAGAGACAGTAACTATGACAGGTACCACAGCAGTACAGCTATCTGGTACTTTTAAAAGAGTATTTAGAGCGCATTATGTTGATGGAACCCACGCAGGAGACATTACTATTCGTACTGAAACAGCCACTGGAACAGTTGTAGCAGCTATAACAAACGGGTTGCAACAAACTCAAATGGCGGTTTATACTATACCTGCGGGTTTTACAGGATATTTAAGACAGACTACTTATTCTTGCGGAAAAAACGATGATGCAACCGTTAGATTGTTTACTAGACATTTTGGAAACTCATTTCAAGTAGAAACTGAAGGAAAAGTGTATCAATCTTCTTTCACACAAAGTTTTTCAAACTTTATAAAACTACCCGCAAAAACAGATATTGATGTTAGAGCAATTACTACATCAGCAGGCTCAGAGTTAATAGCAAACTTTGATTTGGTAATTATAGATGGCAGATAACGAAACTAAAATATTTCATCCAGCAGATACTAACGGTGACGGTAAGGTTAGTGAAGCAGAAGAGGCTCTATACTTAGAAGCCAAACGTAAAGAATTAGAAGATGCAGACGCTATGCGAGACGCACAACGTAATATGGCATGGTTCGCACTTGGAGGTATGTTACTTTATCCTTTTGCAGTTGTAGTTGCAGAACTCATCGGATTAAATAACGCATCAAAAACATTAGGCGATATGGCTCCTACATATTTTGTCTCTGTAGCAGCAATCGTAGCCGCGTTTTACGGCAAAGAAGCATTATCAGGTAAAAAATAATGGAATTTATAATTGATTTAGCAGTAACCTTTTGGCAGTGGACAGTAGTAATTGCAGTAATTGCAGTTAGCTACTTAATTAACAAACTAGATAAACCAGATCTAAAGCGTATTAATTTTGAGTATACTACTATGCCTAAAATGCAACCGCTTCCGATTAAAACAGCAAGTAAGGGTTTCTGGGGAGCTATCTGGATGTGGATCACTGGTGTACGTCAGTGGGTAATCACAGAAGACTTCCACTATTGGATCGATAACCAAGCGTATAAAATTCCTGCAGGCTTTCAGTTTGACGGCGCATCAGTTCCCAAGTTTCTTGCGACCTTCCTGTCGCCTGTAGGAGTTCTGTTGATGGGTGGCTTGGTACACGATTATGGCTATAAGTATGCTACTCTTATGAAGAAAGACGGTAGCAACATTGGTCCTCGTGACCAAAAATATATGGATGGTCTCTTCCGAGACATCTGTATCGAAGTGAACGGCTTCTATGCACTTAACTACTTAGCATATTGGGCACTGCGCCTAGCAGGTTTTGTAGCATGGAACGGACATAAAAAGAGAGGTACTCATGTCGTATCTAAGTAAATTACTAAAACAACGTACATCCTGGGATGGGATGGTACTCATTGGCATTTGTGGATCAGTCATATTATTAGGTGGTTTAGCAAAACTACTAGCATGGATTGGTCTTGGTTACGGAATTTGGACATTACTAAAAGACGAATAATATGGCAGTTGAAATAAGTCGGAGGGATATACCCTCCGATGAACTAGCAGAATACAGATCTGAGACAAGGTTTCTAAAATTACCAGTCGATCCTTATTTGGATCTACTGAACATCACACCGTTGCCTTCGCAGATAGCAATTATCAATGCGATTAACAACCCTAAATATCGTTTTGTCTCAGCAGCCGTTTCTCGACGACAAGGCAAAACGTACATCGCCAATATCATTGGACAGCTCGTGTCTTTGGTACCTGGCTCCAATATTTTAATCATGTCTCCTAACTATTCCTTGTCTCAGATCTCTTTTGATCTGCAAAGGAACTTGATTAAACACTTTGATTTGGAAGTTACAAAAGATAACGCCAAAGACAAAGTTATCGAAATATCTAACGGCTCTACAGTAAGAATGGGTTCTGTAAATCAGGTAGATTCTTGTGTGGGTCGCTCTTACGATTTAATTATATTTGACGAAGCGGCACTAGCCGACGGAAAGGATGCCTTCAATGTTGCACTGCGCCCTACACTTGATAAAGATAATTCTAAAGCCATATTTATTTCTACTCCCCGTGGGCGTAATAACTGGTTTTCTGAGTTTTTCTATAGAGGATTCTCCGACGAGTTCCCTGAATGGTGTAGTATCCGTGCAACTTATAAAGATAACCCACGAATGAGTGAAACAGACATCGCAGAGGCACGTAAATCAATGTCAGAGGCAGAGTTTAGACAGGAATATGAAGCAGACTTCAACACCTATGAAGGACAGATCTGGAAGTTCAACTTTGAAACACAGGTCAAAGATTACTCCCAGCTCGACACTAGTAACATGGATGTCTTCGCGGGGTTGGATGTCGGTTACAAAGACCCGACAGCAATGTGTGTTATTGCGTACGATTGGGATAAAGAACAATACCATCTGGTGGACGAATACTTCAATGCTGAAAGAACTACTGAACAGCATGCTACCGAAATACAAAAGCTCATTGATCGCTGGGATATTGATTACATTTATATTGACAGCGCAGCTCAACAAACAAGGTATGATTTCGCGCAGAACTACGACATTTCCACCATCAACGCGAAGAAGTCCGTACTTGACGGAATTGGACATGTGTCAGGGATTGTCGACAATGATTTACTCTTCGTCGATCAAGAAGCCAAAGAATCAATGAGTTGTTTAGATGCGTATCAGTGGGATCCAAATCCTAATCTTATGAAGGAAAAACCGAAGCACAACATGGCATCTCACATGGCAGATGCGTTGCGCTATGCATTATACTCATTTCAAACCTCGAATATATCCTTCTAGCGATACCAACTC